GCATAACTCGTCTACCAATCTCATTAATCATCTGCATCTTAGGTATAGGTCCAGAAGCAAGACCACCTGTACCATTCAGCAGCCTACCCTCTTCACGGTATGTGCTATAGTCAATACCAATACCACCGCCTGTCATAAGACAAGACTCAGACTTCCATGATATGTTAGCCCAGTCTTCTCTTGTATCTTCTTCTGCCTTGAGCAAGTAGCAGTTATTAAAAAACTTATTATCACGCCCAGCATAGTAAAGATACCTACCACCAGGAATAAACTTGAGGTCTGTAATAATTCTTTTGAGTTCTTCTTTCTCGTCCTTAGTCATGTACGTTTGACATACATCATCTACAAGCACAGATGCTAGTGCATCCCATGTCTCACAGTTATGGTGGGAATATTTCTGCTTGAAGATATCCTCACTAAACTTTGAACGAAACATAGGATTTTCGTTTGATCGGAATTGTACCATCACCCCCTCCTTAATTGTAATAAAATTTCAAAATCATTTCCGCATAGTGTATAGCCTTCTCTATATCTTTCTTTCCTTCTCCTTTGGTTCTGTGTCTAGTAATATATTTAATAACATTACCTTCAAAATAGTTTAGATCATTTGAATGTATGTACTCAACAGGTTGTATACCACAGTCTTTGTAATGATCACCACCTACCTGCCTCTCCATAGTATCACAGGAAGGAGTGAAGTTTTTGTCTGATGTCATCTACGTTCTCCGATAAGGTTACTCGTAAAGCAAAGGTTCTAACTGTGTCTGGCTCTACACCAGCAAGCTCACATGTGATAGTAAAGTTTTCACATGTTGTACCCACAGACGCAAAGACCCATGCCATCGCCTGATCTCTATACAGGGATGTTTCATGCGGCTCATTATACTTCTCTGGTTTAGATAAGTCAAGCAGTGCTTGCAAAATAACTGCAAGATTTAAAGATCTATCAGGATTTTTATTTGTCAGATCATATAAAGAATGTGCTTCTAAGATATCCTCAATCATCTGGCGGCTCTTGTACGGGCCTGTAGAACTTACCACCTACATAGTTATTGTAGTAGGCTTGCTCATCAGAACCTTCTAGTTTCTTTGTTAGTGCATGATTAATCATTTGATAGTAACATTCATAATATTTTAAGCTACGTTTATTTTTGTACTCACCTATAATTTCAAACTTAAAGTTTTTCTTGCCGTGCTTCTTGATGTCTTCGTTAAGATGTTTGCTTGAACCAGTATATACTTTCCAATTAGATTCAACTTTCTTTTTCTTTCGTGTATAAAAATATTGCTTACATCCTATATAAGATTTAGATGTTTTGATATTAGTTATTGTATACACAAAACCAAAGTGTGATGTAGGGTCTGGTTTCTTACTATACTTCCAGTGCATTACCAGTCCATTACTTCAGGGACATCAGGTTCCTTGCCAACTTGAACCAAGTATCTCTGACCTTGTGCATATTTAAAGACACGTATCCCTCTTCCTCCGTTAACGTCTGACCAACATTCTCTTTTATGAGAACAAAAAATACAACCAACGGATAACTTAAAATTACCAGACTTGCCATCAGGAATAGGATCGTAGCAGCGATCAGGGATAGCATCGCTATCAACCAATCCTTTAAGATGTTTAACCCTTGCTTCAGCATTTATAAACTCCATTGAATGTACTGGAGTTAATACAATCTCTCCAGTTGATTTATCTATTGCGAGGAAGGCTGCTTCCTTTAACCCATTAGCTTGTGCGTATGCAGATATCTGTGCAATATATCCAAAGGGATCATCTTCTAGTAAACTATTATTCTTAAACTTTTTAAATGAACTAGTGGATGCACTCTTTACATCCACAAGAACACCATCAATAATACAGTCCTGATGTCCTAAGACACCATCAACGCTGACTTCTTTCTGTTGATCTTCAACATTGTGTCCAGCAATTGATGCACACATCAGAAGAAACTCTTCAAGAATATATCCATATAAAAACTTTATGCGTGTGCTTGATGTAAGGGATGCACGTTCTTTATCTGAATTAATATTATACCATAGCTGTCTATCTGGTTTACCTATTTGTGACAGCCTTAACTTTTTATCTACAGACTCTTCGTCGTATAAGAATTTTTTAGTATGTAACTTAACCATCTCTCCAAACTCTTCGACATACTTATCAACGTCTTCTTCAGACATATCAATAGCGGAGAGATTAAATAGGCTATAGATATCTTCAACTAGTGTGTCAATTTTTTTCATATAATAAAAAAGAGGGGAGCAGAATACGGAAACTACTCCCCTCTCTATCTCCTACGTTAGATTAAAATGGAACTGCGTCAGTCTCTTGGACATATCCACCATCTACGGGGGCGAAGTCCTGCTGATTTCCAGAGTACTCAATAAAATCTACGATCTGTATAGCAGCAAGGTCAGCGGATATTCCTGACTTTCCAGCATAGTCCCATTCGTAGGGGATTGCCTTTACATTAACGGTACTACCATTAGCAATCTTCTTATCGTTATTCCAACGATTATTTTGTGAGTCCATCACAATCGGTGCATTACGTTGCGTACCATCTTTGCGGTGAACTTTACGTTTGATAGTTACAAAGTCTCCTCGTTCATCTCCTTTGTTAGCAACTTTTAAACCAGACTTCTCAACAACCTCACGGTTGTCATCATTAACCTCTACTTGAATTGACCATACTGGATCGAACTTAGTGTTCGGCTCAGTGATGGAAGCATAGTGGCACTTACCAGTAATGTAAACGGGATCGTTCATATTTTATTTCTCCTTTAAAATCCGCACCATTGCGGCACTGTGTGGGATCATTCCCAAGTTTTCGTTGTCTACTACTAACAACAAAAGTATTATAACATAGGTGTTATATTCTTGTCAAGCACTTTAATGTGTCTCTGCCCAATTATTTCCAACTTTATAATCAGAGTCAAGCTCACACCTAAAGTTAAATGTTTTCTGTGTATGATACATAGCATCTTTAGTAATCTGTGTGAAGCGTTTAACATCGGCCTTGGCTACCTCAAACTGATACTCATCGTGTACTGAGGCTACAATCCTAGCATCAAGACCAGTCTTACGTATCCTATTGTCCATCTCTACAAGCCATTGCTTACATACAATAGCACCAGCACCCTGTAACAGTGTGTTTAGTGCAGCATGATCTGATCTAATGTGTAGTCTTCTACCATCAAGACCTGGAATACTACCAGATTGTGCAGCCTCCTGTACATTGGAACGTAGCTTCTTGAGTGCTGGCATGTTACGTAGAAACTTTTGTATTAGTTTCTGACCATCAGATGCAGAACCACCTACCACCTTACCAATCTTAGCTGGACCTGCACCATAGAGAAAAGCATAGATGAAAGTCTTTGCTTGATCTCTGGTCTTTAGTCCTGCTGCTTGTTGGTTAGCAGTGTGTACATCACCAGTAAGAACCTCTTGTGTAAAGGTATCATCATTCATGTAATGTGCAAGACATCTAAGTTCAAGACCAGATGCATCAGTACCTACAAGCCTGTGGGTTTCTGTATTAGATACTGTCCATAGGCTACGGCACTCTTTACCATAGGGGCTGTAAACTGCTGGTACTTGTGCCATGTTTGGTTTGTTGTGTGCCATACGGCCTGTGATTGTACGTAGAGTAAGAACCCTGCCACGCACACGTAGGTCTTCATCGCACTCTTGTATCCATGACTTGAGAAGTCCAGTTCTTTTTTGAAGAAGAAAGTAGCGGTTGAACATCTCAGCTTCTGGCATCTTGATCTTGGATAGAACCTCTTCATTGACAATAACATTACCTTTCTCTGTTAGTTTGTCTGGCTTCCATCCACGAGACATTAGACGTTCAGCTATCTGCTTACGACTTGCAATATTAAATGGTACTATGTTTGTTTTTGTTTTAAGTTCTATAATCGTAGGCTCAAACTCTTTCTCAGCATCGCTCTCTAGCTGATGTTGTTCATCCTCAAGTTGAGCTAGAAGTATCTGTGCTTCTTTAAGGTTAAAGGCAAAGCCATTACGTTGCTGCTTGTCTAATATAATTCTAATGTTACGCTCTAGAGAGTAACAGGTATCAGAGAAACCTTTGCTTTCTTCCTCTAGTTTCTGTGCTACCTTATGGGTAAGATCAACGTCTCGCTTACAGTACTCTAACATCTCAGGTGTGTACTGCTTGAAGTCATGGTAGTCTATCTTAGGAAATCCAAAGCGTTCACCCCATGACTGTAGTGAATGACCACCATCACGTACAGGATTGAATAGCTGTGACTCAATAAGAGTGTCACGTACCTGTGCGGGTGCAATAGCAGAGCCTGTCAGCCTGTTAAGAATGGGAGCATCAAAGCTAATACCATTATGCATAATAAATTTTGATATACGCTTTGACCACTCACCAAACTCTTGACATTGATCACCAACCCATTGACGCATCTCTCCTGTCTGATAGTGTTTAGCTACAATGCAATGTATCGTGCTTGCATCAATCGCATCAGTTTCAATATCTACAATCGCTTCCATTAATCTATGTCCACTATATATCCATCTTTAGTTTGAAGGTGAAAGAACATCTCACCCTTACGGATGTTGCGATTAGAAACTTCTTTGACTTCTGAATTAAGAACACTATCACCATCAAAGAACCATGCTTGCTTGCAGTCATCTCTGAAGACAACGAATGTTAGCAGATCATTATAGTGATCTTTCTTCCACTTGTCAAGAAGTCTTTTCTTTCTGTATGGTATTCGTATATCTTTCCATGACTTAGGCCAGTCGCCTTTCCAAGAATATTTTATCTCTACCTCATAGAAGTGACGAGGTAGATCAGGTGATATGCTACATGTAATATCAAAGTAAGTGTTCTCTTTCATTGTAATGTCTGTTGAGTTTGTATTCTTTTCAAGCCAACCCATCATAACCTCTTTGGCTTTCTTATCAGCGACATCATATAGAGCTTTGTCAAACTTCTTTTTAACAGTCTCCATTACTCCTCTCCTTCCATAAAGGGATTATCCACTTGAGTCATGCGGCCAGTGTCACGGTCATAGTGGAGGTAGCAAGATACACCTGTCTCACCAGTGTATCTGTTCTTGAGTATACGTACTGTAGTAGTGTTAGCTTCTACGTCATCCTCTGCTTGTTGGTTACGCTCTAGTCCAATGACTGCATCAGATAGGTGTGCGATAGATGCAGAGCCACGTAGATGCGAGAGTGATACCTCACGGCCATCCTCATGTCCACGATCACCCCCAGGTCTACGTAGATGGCTAACAAGTAGCAAGCCTATGTTAGTCTCCTCAACCAGTGAACGTAACTTGGTCATCAGTATATCGATGGACTTACGCTCATCCCCATTGTCCTCTTGACCTGATACCAGTATAGATAAGTGATCAAGGATCACCCACTTGCAGTCAAGTGCCTTTGCCATGTAGCGTACACGATCTAGTATCTCATCGTTCTCAATGCTACCAAAGTGATCGAAGGCAAAGAACCTGCCGCTACCTAGCGTAGCATCCTGCCAT